CAAGTTTATCAAACCCAAACGATGGATAAGGTGCCGTGGCAAAGCACAACTGATGGGACGTTTGGGGGTGCCGATAACCAAGGAGTCAACGGGGCTGAGTAGTCAGCACAGTATCTTGCGTAGGAGGGGCAAGTGCAAGCTCGAGCATGAGGAGTTTAAACTTATGTACAGTAGTAGTCTGTTCCTCTACTAATCCCTTAATAGATTTAATATTATACCTTTAATTTTTCTTTTTCCAACCATGATGACAACTAACGAGATAACGAGACTAGTGGGGAATCTCCTGACCAATGGGGTTTCCCACCAAACACCACTAATGCTACTAATCGCTAAATTATTGAAAACTGTGAGAAAATATTGGAAGGTACTTGCCAGCATCCTAGCTATCTACGGATCTAGGAAGTTCATGCAGCTTTTGTACAGATTGTACAAATTTGTGATGGACTATCGGTTTGTTAAGACATTACACAACCATGTTGATGAATTGTCTCAAACGATGGTTGAGCAGGAGGAGGTTGCGTTGATTGAGCCACTTGTGTTGAGTGGTCCAGTTAACCAGATTGTTGTTGATGGTGAAACCATTGAACATGAAGTTGTCGACTGTTGCGGAGTGTTTGCCGCGAAGCCCACCATTAAGAACATTAATGCTGGTGTTGAAAATGACAATTCCATGGTCAAGGATCGTAGACATCGTTGGCTACCTGGCCGAAATCGGGATCGTTACAAATGTAGCGTTATTTCTGAGATTAAGTTGAAATTAGGTACACCAGCGTATCGCGCAAGTAACGTGAACATTGTTCGACGACTAGCGCGCCAAATAATGGAAAATCATGGTGTTCGCCCCTCTCATCAGTGGCTCATCATGAATGACATTATCATTGGTGTCTTCACTCCAACATCTGAGGAAGTTGCAGCTTCCAATGTGCTCAACGGTGATTATGTTGCATGGCAACAAAGTCGCATGTTGTGCACAAAATCTTTAGGTTGAGGGCGCTTGGTTAAGTTACCAGGGATCAGTCATAATACAACACTGACACATCCCGATCTGGTGGTAACCAATAACCTGGCGTCTGTCAAAGAGCGATATCTGTACAACGTGGCAGGTATTGGCCCAGAAATGAATCTCCGCATTAACAATGCGGATATTAACACGTTGAAAACAGCTTTACTAACTAGAATGTATTATTGCGAGGTTAATGGTGAGTTTGTGGCTCCTCCTCAGCCACAACAACAGACAGTTAATGCAGTACTTTCAGATTTCAGAAGCGAGTTGCTAAAACACACGAGAAGTGCCACCCCGGTTTCCCTTGACGAAGTTGTTGAGATGTATAAGGGTCGCAAACGAACGATTTATGCAAACGCCCATGAAAGCTTGAAAGAAACGAACATTAACCGTGCTGACGCCGTTAGCATTGCATTTGTAAAGTGCGAAAAAGTAAACCCCACGAAAGCACCTCGGTGCATCCAGCCTCGGGACCCACGCTATAATTTGGTGTTGGGATCCTACATTAAGCCAATAGAACACAAGCTATATAAAGCTATACGCAAAGTGTTTGGTGATGGTCCAACCGTCATTAAAGGTTATAATGTCAAGGAGGTTGCAACTATTATGACTGGTAAGTGGAACAGCTTCAACAAACCAGTTGCCATTGGCCTTGATGCTACCAAATTTGACATGCATGTTAGCGCGTCCATGTTAAATTGGGAACATAGCATCTACAAACGGATTTACAATGGTGACCAGATGTTGAATAAGTTGTTGTCTTGGCAGTTGAATAATGTTGGTAAGGGTTACTGTGATGATGGGAAATTACAGTATAAGGTAAAAGGTAAGCGGTTCAGTGGTGATATGAACACTGCACTGGGTAATTGTATTATCATGTGTGCAATGGTTTGGTCATACGCAAGATCCCGTGGCGTCGACATTAAGTTGATGAACAACGGTGATGATTGTGTTGTGTTCATGGAATCCTCTGAGTTGAGTAAGTTCCAAGATGGTCTCGACGAGTGGTTTTTAGCGCTCGGTTTCAGAATGACCGTTGAGGAGCCATGCTACGCTTTGCCGGAGATTGAGTTTTGTCAAATGCGCTGTATACGTACGGCCAATGGGCCAGTTATGGTGCGCAACATACCAGTTGCACTATCGAAAGATGCGATGTGTATCATCCCACTCGAAACTGAGTCAACCATGAGAAAATGGTTGGGTGCAGTTGGTGAGTGTGGCGTTGCTCTTTGCGATGGTGTGCCTGTGATGCAGAGTTATTACAACATGTATTGCAGAAATGGTGTTAAGGATTCGAAGATTAGTGAGTCCGTTGCGTTTCGTACTGGTGTGCATATGTTGATGCAAGGTATGGTGACAACCAATACCAAGGTGAGTGAAGAGGCGAGAGAGGATGTGTATATTGCGTGGGGAATTCCCCCTGATGCGCAAATTGACCTGGAGTTGCAATACGACAATATGGGCATTGATTTCGGTGATGAAGAAATCAGTGATTACACTGAAGTCGATAGTATGCTTATCTAGGTCACCGAGTAATTATGTATACCGATAATTACACAGGACCATACTATTCCAATGGGCAACTGCAAGAGTCAGTGCCCTTTGGCACCGCCCCCACAGACACATTCCTTGCTTCACAAAGCAGATTGCACGATACTGCTTATGCCACATATCCAGATGAGCTCCACAGGAGAGCTGCTGATGACATATACTACCACAACCTCAAGGGTGAAGGGATTCAGGAAGATGTGGCCGCGAAAGCCGTGAAATTCGGTAACGAGGCCGCACGTGGTGTCACACGTCTAGGTGAAAACGTACTTGCTGGTGCCAAATATGGACCATTAGGTGCAGTTGGTGGGTTGATATATACTGCCTTGGGGAACATATTTCGTGTTCATCAAATGCTCCCTGGTGGGGCATATGATAAAGCAAAACGAGATATCCACGAGCTTTATAGTCGCGACCCACACCCAGAGCTTCAAATGAAACCCAAAACGAAGAGTTCACCCATACCTATACCAAACAGGCCTGACACACCTGTTTATAACCCTCCCACTCACATGAGTGAAAATCTTCTGTACTACGGTGATCCATCAATGATGGCAGCTTGGAAGAAGCATCGATCCAGATTATATACAATCATGGAGCGTAAGCCTACCAAAGTTAAACGCCGTAATAGGAAGAAGAATAAGGTGTGCCCGAGCACTGACGCTTAGCGTCTTTGAAATAGCTACCAACTATTTACTTATTCAAAATTATTTTCATTACTTTAATTCACAAATTACAATTATGGTTCAGAAACGCCAGAAGAAAGCGAAATCGGTGCGAAGAGCACCAAGCCAATCGATTGTCTCACGAAGCCCTTTTGGGCCTGTCTCCAGTATTTCAACAGCTCCTGTTGCTATTGGTAATAGTATTCGTGGTACTCAGCCTGTATGCAAGCCTGAAGCGGGCGGTATGCGCGTGTGCGGACGTGACTTTGCTTTCCAATGTGGGAGTACTGTTGCTGCCGCCACAAGCTGGCAATTGATTGGAGGAATGCCACTATCACCATCTATGTTTGGTGTTAGTGCATTACTCAACTACGCCCGTATGTATGGCGAGTTTCGTTTCAATGGTGCGCGAGTACATTATATCACCAGTTCGCCAACTTCCCAGGCTGGTGATATATTGTTTTACTACTCTAAGACACACACTGCACCCCTACCTGACTTCACCAACACTAGTTTCTTACCTTACATCTTGAGTGATCCCCATACGGTGATTGGACCCCAGTGGACCAACCACACGTTAGAGGTCATGCCAACGATGGAATGGAAGAGTACTTGTCCATTGTCGTGCAGCGACATTGATGAAGAATCGTCCGGTGTGGTGTATTTATATTCCAAAACCAATTCAGCCAACAGCCCTGGTTATGTACTCAC